CATTAGCAAGTACCGTGAGATGCGTGACAACGATAGCACTATTGGCGCTGTCATGTATGCTACTGAGCAAGTACTTCGTGATGTCGATCTAAAGGTGTTTCCAGCCAACAATACAGAAGCGGCAAAGCGGGAAGCAGACTATGTACAGAGCGTTCTTGAAGATATGGATCACTCTCTTGACGATCATGTGGCTGAGGCTCTATCCTGCCTATCTTACGGTTTCGCTTGGTTTGAAGTTGTATATAAGCGCCGTGTCGGACCTACTCAAACTAGCGATAGGAAGCGTAGTAAGTACACTGACGGTCGTATGGGTGTTCGTAAGATCGCAATGCGCGCGCCTTGGACGGTTTCTCGGTTTGATGTAGATAGGAAGACTGGCGATGTTCTCGGAATGTACCAAGATACTGGATACGGTGTTAGCAAGCACTATATCCCAGTCCGTAAGAGCTTATATTACCGTACTACTTCTATTAACGGTGATCCCAGCGGTCGCAGTATCCTCCGCAATGCTTATACGTCTTATCAATACCTAAACAACTTACAAGCTATCGAAGCGATTGCAGTAGAGCGTGAGCTTGCTGGTATCCCAGTTGCCCGTATTCCTTCGGAGTACCTTTCAGCTGATGCCACACCCTCACAAGCTGCCTTTAGGCAGAACCTAGAGCAAATCCTTCGTGACGTTAAGTTCAACGAACAGGGGTATATCATTACTCCCTCGGACACCTACCCTGATAAGGATGGTAGCCCAACTAACATCAAGTTGGTTGACGTTGAGCTTATGTCTTCCAGTGGTTCTAGGAACATCGACATTGACCCCATTGTTCGTCGCTATCAGCACGACATTGCTAGGAGCGTCTTGTCTGAGTTCCTAATGCTCGGTAGTCAGGGTGGTTCTTACGCCTTGTCTAAGAGCAAGACAGACCTGTTCCTCCGCGCACTTGAGAGCTACGTTCAACAGATCGTTGACGTACTTAACAAGCAGCTGGTTGAACGCCTATGGGAGTTGAACGGTCTGGACTATTCACTGATGCCAACCATCAAGGCTGGTGATGTCGCTCCGCATGATCTTCGTGAGATTGCAGGGTTCCTGCGTAATCTTAATGGCGCAGATATTAACGTCAGTAACCACCCAGAGGTCATTCAAAACCTCATGGACATTGCTGAACTTAACTATGACCCTGATGGGGCTACAGAAACAACTCTTGAAGAAGAACAGGAAACTAACTAATGGCATTTCTTAATGATCGCGTTTTTGACGAAGGGCTTTCAGTCCTAGACTTAGAAGCAAACGCAGTACACGTTACCTCTGCTGAGGCTACTGACTACACAGAAGCAACCTCTACTTACAGTCTTGGTTCTTCCTCCTCACTTTCCATCGGCGCTCCCGGTGATCGTGTAGGCGGTGGACGTAAAGTGTCTGTTACAGCTATCGACGATGGAACCATCTCCGGTACTGGTACAGTTACTCACTACGCACTGGTAGACACTGTAAACAGCCGCTTGTTGGCTACAGCTGCTTTGACAGCCTCTCAGTCAGTAACAAGTGGTAACACATTTACCCTCGCTACATTTGACATCGGCATCCCTGATCCATCGTAAGGAATAGACTATGGCACTTGTTATTAAAGATCGTGTAAAGGAAACTACCACAACTACTGGTACTGGTACTTACACATTGGCAGGTGCTGAAGTTGGTTTCCAAGCGTTCTCCGCTATTGGTGATGGCAACACGACCTACTATACCGTTACCGATGGTGGTGATTGGGAAGTAGGTCTTGGGACGTACACTGCCTCTGGAACCACTTTGGCCCGTACAGTCATTTTGTCGTCATCCAATGGGGACGCAGCCGTATCTTGGTCAGCTGGAGAGAAGGCTGTATTTGTAACTCAACCATCATCTAAGGCTAACTACCTAGATGCAGATGGTTACGCTACAGGTATGGACTTCAAGACAAGCCTTGACTTAAACACCACTGTAGCAAACAAACCTTCTCATGCTGAGGGACGTTTGTTCTACGACAAAGCCTTTGGTGCATTGGCCTTCTACAACGAAGAGCCGGACATCACTCTACAGATTGGTCAGGAAGAGTACATCCGTGTATATAACGACACAGGTGCTACTATTTCCAACGGTACTCCAGTTTACCTAACTGGTGAATCTGGGGCTACTCCTACAGTCTCTGTTGCTAGAGCTGACACTACACCAGAAGAGGCTCAAGCTGTTGGCGTTGCAACGCACGACATTGAGAACAACACTGTTGGTTACATCACGGTTCGTGGTTTGATCGCAGACGTTGACACTTCTCACTTAACTGTTGGCGCTCCAGTACACGTTGCTGTTGGTGGTGGTACAGTTACAGAATCGCCTAGCTACCCTTACTACCCAACAGAGGTTGGCGTATGTTTGATTAGTGCTGCGGTTGGAGGGTGTATATACGTTAGTATATCCCATGAGACATTCCAGACCTTACGGGTAGACGGAAACGCTCACTTTGACGCTGACCTTACTGTAGACGGTGACTTGGTTGTTAACGGCACTCAGACAATTACTAACAGCAATAACATTGCCTTGTCTGGAGCTTTTAGCTACTTCAACTCTGGTGACACTATCGGTGAGGCTAATACCGTTTTCACTGGTACTGGTCTAAACGATGCTATCTTTACTGGTCACTACAACGGCACAAGCTCAAACAAGACGTTCAAGGTTAAGATTACCACAGAAAGCCACTCACAGGATGACGACTTCTTCCGTTGGTCTACCGATGACTTCGCTACTCAGTCCGATGAGATTGAGATTACAGGCGAAGACCAAGAGTTAGAAGAAGGTGTTAACGTAAAGTTTAACGCTGTATCAGGTCACACACTAAATGACGTATGGAGTGGCACAGCTTCCCCAGTAAACGTAGATACAGGTATTGCATCTAACCGTAACACAGGTACTTCTGGTGTAGGTTATACCCACGTTGGTATGTACTACGATGTTTCCACTAACTACTGGACCTTCTTTGACGAGTACGCACCAGAGCCTACTGGTACTATTGACACTGCCCACGCTTCATTTTCCTACGGGGACATCAAGGTTAACAGTGTCATTGGTAACGTGGTTGGTGACCTTACGGGTATCGCCTCTAGTGCCACTCAGTTGGTTAACAACCGAAACATTACCCTAAGTGGAGATGTTACAGGTACAGCCGTGTTTAACGGTGGTGCAGATGCTAACATCACAGCTACAGTAGTAAACGATAGTCACACACACGACACACGTTATGTACAGCTTGCTGGGGACACTATGACAGGGACACTCAATGTTCCTACGGTGGACTTTGGTGACTGGACTATAACCGAAAGTGGAGGTTCACTCTTCTTCGCTTATCAGGGTACAAACAAACTTAAGTTGGATTCAAGTGGCACATTGTCTGTCACTAACGATGTCCAAACTGACCAGACTATATAAAAACAAAAACAAGCTAATAGTGGGTACACGAAGATGGCAGTAAAAATTAACGGCGTAGAAGTAATCGACGATAGCCGTAACGTCACCAATGTAGGTACAGTAGACGGTCGTAATGTGGCCTCGGATGGTACTAAACTTGATGGTGTCGCTGCGGGTGCTGACGTTACAGCCGATAACATTGATACTGCCCTCACAGGTCTATCCACTAACGCTTCCCCTGCATCTGACGACATCATCCCCGTCTATGACACCTCTGCGGGTAGCTGGAAGAAGGCTACGATTACCGCTTCTGCATTGCAGGGTGTTAAGGGCCAGAAAGGTGAGGTTGGAGCTACAGGCACTACCGGAGCCAATGGAGCCAAAGGACAAAAAGGTGAAGTCGGGGCCGCTGGAGCTAACGGAGCAACTGGCGGAACCGGAGCTACTGGAGGAACCGGAGCCAAGGGTCAAAAAGGTGAAATAGGTGCTGGTGGCGGCACTGGAGCCAAAGGACAAAAGGGTGAGGTTGGCGCTGGTGGCGGTACTGGAGACAAGGGACAAAAAGGTGAAATAGGTGCTGGCGGTTCTACCGGAGCTAATGGAGCCAAAGGACAAAAGGGTGAGGTTGGCGCTCAGGGCATACAAGGTATTCAAGGTGTCCAAGGCGCTACAGGTTCTACAGGAGCCAAGGGCCAGAAGGGTGAAGTAGGAGCGGGTGGTTCTACAGGTTCTACTGGCGCTAAAGGACAGAAGGGTGAGGTTGGAGCCAAGGGCCAGAAGGGTGAAGTAGGCTCACAAGGTATCCAAGGTATTCAAGGTATCCAAGGTGGTACTGGTAATACCGGGTCTACGGGTGCTACTGGATCAACTGGTGCTGCTGGCCCTAAAGGTCAAAAAGGTGAAGTGGGCGCTCAGGGTAACACAGGTAATACTGGAGCCACTGGTGGAACTGGTGGAACTGGTGCTAAAGGCCAAAAGGGTGAAGCTGGCGCAAATGGTGGAACTGGCGCTACTGGTGCTAAGGGACAAAAAGGACAGAAGGGTGAAACTGGCAATACTGGTGCCACTGGTGCCACTGGGGCTACAGGTCCGACTGGTTCTACAGGCTCTACTGGTCCTCAAGGTCAAAAGGGTCAAACGGGTAATACAGGGTCTACAGGTTCTACAGGCTCAACTGGCTCTAAGGGACAGAAAGGTGAACT